CCTTGCTCCGGTAGGCCTCTTAAAGCACTATCCAAATGCACCTTCCCTTCACTCGAATTCCGACGTGATGGGGGGCGTTCCAAAGGAACACCCAGATCTTATCATATCTTTATGGCAAGATTGGGTGGGTGATTTGGAGAATCTTCCTGGCACGCTGACAACGACGGGACAGATGATGGGTGATCCCACATCTTTCCCCCCTCTGATGCTCGTCTCCCTTTGTGCGGGGGAGCGTACATTGGTCGAACACCCTTACTCTCCAAAGGAAAGTAAGAGGCGACACCGGGGTCTACGTAAAACCGACGTAGTACTAAAGGGAGTAGGCGATGACGCTCTATTCCCTAGGTGGCCGAAACATAGGGAGCAATCCTACTTCCGTAATATACGGGAGTTAGGTGCTATCGTTTCGGTCCCCAAGAGCTTCTTCCATAAGTCCTTTGGACTTTTAGCGGAAACACCCATGATTCATGGGTATCCGATGGAATTTTGGCCCTTGTCAGTACTCGTCGCACCACCGGGAGGGTCTAAGGGTCACGTCACATGGTTCACACAAGTGCAATCATTTGGCGGAGACCCCTCTAGACCAACTAAAAGGATACCAAAGTTCTTCTGGAAGTTGTCCCCGTATTATTATACGTGGGCACTTGCCAGGAGGCTTGGTCTCCCGGTGGCAGCGCCGATAGCGTACGGTGGGATAGGTCTTCCTATCTATCCCAAGGTATCGCTAACGGCTCATGCACAATGGCTTGCCTTTTTAAGTCAGTCTAAATTAGCTGACTTAATTGTAGGCTTAGGCATTGGTCCCCTCGGAGCTTCGCAAAGCACTATGCTTGACAAAGCTGCCCGGGGCTGGCTAGAGGAAGTTCTAGAAGCACGTGACCAATGGTCACGCGAGGGTCTAGAACTCCTCAGCGATTGTGCATTGGACGACACTGCTTCTCTCCGTGTAAGCCTAGAAGAGGGTTACAGGAAAGCAGTTGGTCGTCTCAGGTCCGTGGAGTTCTATTTTAGGACTCCACCCGAAGTTCTAGCACACCACGCTCCCTCAGTGAGGCGAGCTGCTAGGCGCTTCGACGAGAAGGTAGGACATACTGTGATCCATGCCAAAGTGGCTGGATACGCAGCTACCGTCCGGGACCTGGAGAGGAAAACTTCGCTTTTCTTCTCCAAAAGTGGGGGCTTTCTTCCAGACCCCTCAGCCAAGAAACCAGGCCTGTACGGCTTGGAAACGTCCGGGCTCGTTAGAACCCGGTACGTCGCACCTTGGTTGAAGGGGCTCGGCTAGTTGCCCAAAGACCTAAGTAAGTCTTTCTAAACTGCCAGGGTTACTCACGTGGGAAACCAGTGAGGGTCTGGCCTACCCCTAATGGGGTAGGTGTCTAGCCT